CTTTGACGCATCTCAAGTAAGGTACCAATTATCACCGGTGTACAAAGACCATTTAGAGCAAAACTCAAACTCATGCCATTCTCCTACCGTATAAGTTTTGACACATTGACCGAAACCATGGGGATTAGGGTCGTCAGTGGTTTGAGAGAAGAAATTATAAAACAGAGCATCTAGATCGGGTTTCTTAGCTTTGGGGATCCAGAAAACCACATCGTCTCCTGCAACTACTAACTTCTGTGTGTCGTAAGGAATTCCCATGGTTGTTAGCAAGGATCTTGTGTAACATATGGATCTGAGAGTGTTTCCGAGTGTAGTTCATGTAGGGTGACCAGAGTACGTCGTACCTTTCAGTTCAAAACCTAATAAATTCTCTCTCCAATCTTTTCACGACCTAGGGTTGCTCTCTCCTTCAAAACTTGTAAAAACATCAAAAGATTCGCTCTTGAATTAATAATCCAAGCCTAAAAGTATATCATCCACATTTGCAGACGGCAAGTCGAGGTTTGCCAAGAGTCTCTCTACTAATCGTTTCAGGCGCGGTTTATATGCATCATAGAAAACGAAGTCAACTGCTCTGATGTTCTCAATGTGTTAATTCGAGTCAAACGCGCTTCCGTCCATTGACACCGAGAAGAAATCGTCCATATTCTCTCCCTTAAATTGTGTTGTGATCCTAGATTGTAGACTTTCGCAGTTATCTCCGTGGCTGAATTCGGGGAAGATCGATTTGATATCTTTAATCATGCTGTCTTGTAAGTAAGTCAAGAGTCCACAAAAGTTTGTGCTGGGGTTGAATATGTTTCTTGGCCTCGAGGAATCGTTTTGAGGGTCCGTTGATTAGTAAATCTCTCCGTTCTTAACCATCATTTTGAAAGATCCTTTGAAGTTACCAAGTCTAGGTTCTTCTGTCTGTCTCTTGATGTTCTTCTTGTACTTCTCTTTCTTCTCTTTTGTCCAAGTATCTTTGGCGTCAATCCACGCATCAGGAGGCACCCAGGGAGGCAGGGCCAAGGGGTCAAGCTTCTGAATCATGGAGTGGAAGAAAACAACGGAGATGGCTTATAGCAATTGCGTAGCTCCGTCTGCTGGTCTAAGTTTTGTCGCTAAGTGTCTTTTCACAAACGCGAAGACCTCATTCTTCTTAGATTTGTGATCCCAACTGAACTCTTTTAATCTCTTTCCGTTTTCATACACGTCATAGCCCGTCTCTGTCACTAGCTTCTTTTTAATTGGCTTATGTTCAATCGTCTACACGTCTGAGAGGAGCTTACGTAGATTCTTGGCATTTTTCTCTCCAGGAATAGCAGAGTTCGGTTCGCCTACAATGAGTTCTTTCTTTTCATAAGTGAACTTGACGTATGCATTGGTATACAGTGATTAATGGTAGAAAACAATATCGGCCTCTGGGTTGTTGGGTCCTTAGAAAGCAACTGTTCATCTCCCTGCTCCTTTTGAGAACATAAGTGTAACAAGGAAAATGGAGATAAGGACTCTTAGAGGATCAATTTGGTTTCGAACATCTTAAATTCACTTTCTGATGAACTCAGCTTTCTTAGACACAGTGTAGACTTTATACGTGTAAGCTTCTTTGTGACAGTTGTTCATGCAGTTGGCGAACGTCTTTTTTGGATCGCTATAACACCATGGTCTAGTTACGCATGATCTTCGGGTCTCTGTGGGGAATTTCATCGTTACTGTAAGATTCTTGTCAATCGACAGAAACTGTCCATCGAAGCCTTAGAAATCATTGTAATCGACTTTGAGTAAGAAAGCTGGCAAACTGAATTTGTATTCTAGGCCAGTCATGCCATCTTCTGGGAATTTGAACACGTTATAACGATTTCCTTGGATCGTGACGTTTTCAGCACAAAAGGCGATGGTGTTACATTCCGCTAAGAAGTCTTGATGGAATTCCGAGTCGGTCAACGTGATTTCAGTATCCCAACAGTGAGTTATGTTCCAGGGGCAAAAATCTTTAGGAGATAGGGCCTTCTTATAGCAGTCTAACTCTGTGACGAGATCATCAGCTATGGGGTCCATGAGAGTTTTGGTGTAGACACTAGGGATCGACGTCCTCGGGAATAAGCCTGAGTTGTTTGACTACAGCTGGATGTCTACCTTGGTGTAGGAATGATCAGTCGTGTATCGGAGGCCAGGTATCACGAAGAGCAATGCTAATAAAGACAACAGCAGCCAAAGCCTAGATTTCACAGTCCACAAAACGTACTTCTTACCTCTCAATTCTTTTCCATACTTCTTGCTTAGCAGCGCAGAGTTCCCGAGGTCTTATTTGAGTCTAGTCACGACTTCTCAATCCATAGGGACGTATTTGTGATCTGTTAAGCGACTCTGCCATCTCTGTTTCCAAATAACTGTAAGTTTGTTCTCTACCGAGATGTAATCTATCATCCACTATGCTTAGACATTGGGCTGAGATTGAACGGATCCTTTGTCGTAGGTTGATCTGGGTAAGGCAATGTCTAACTAACCTCCGAGTCCTCTCCAGTTAAAGTATTAGAACCAGCCTAGATCGACCACCAACTCTTTATCTCCCATTATCTGGACATTTGGATGTTCATAAGGAGATCCACTTCCATTAGGGCTGGACACGACGTATTGGTAATCTCCCCTTGAGAAAACAGAGAACTTTCCTTCAAACTAAGGGTAGAGATAGTCTCCTTCAAACATTGTGTACTCCATGCCTGAGATAAGCACTTAGGAACCTGCTATTACCGGATGTCTAAAAACGGATTTATCCATGTAGTAATGGCTGTCGTTGAAAATGAAAGAGGGATGGTTCAAAACAAATCGCTCCATGCAAAATTCCTAGATAGTTCCATGATAGACAACTGCTTGGTAAGCCAAATTACTACCGGCCTGATCTTTGGACAGAGCCTTGAGGTCATTTGATCTGTAATAAGTTCCGTCATAGACTGAGTCAGATGGTCTAACATAATATCGTACCGGGTAATTGATGTCTAAGGGGGGAAGTGGTGTTCCAGGGTTCATATTCCAGATGGGGTTTTCCAAGTCATTGCCATTCCAGTTCCATGCATTCGGCAAGACTGCTTGATTGACAACTCAGACGCCGTGGTCTTTCATATCAAGGAGCTTGTTCATCTGCATGTACTTAGATCCTACGTCTATAACATCTCCTCTGAACCTAGATGAGTTTAAGAGTCTGGCTAGGCATTTGTCAGCTGCCGATCAAAGTGAGTCATGGCAGCCTGAGGATCTTCCCTGTACAGTGTATTCGACTACATTGTAAATAATTCCCATCATGGTTAAAGTTTTGGCCCAAATAGCACTGACCTGGTTGGACGTTCAAGCCTCGATTGCTCCGTCTTGCATCTAGAACTTATTTTTCTTTTCTGAAACTCCGTTCATCTATTGTGGTCAAGTGTTATAAAGGTCGAAGATCTAAGCATCAGAAAGGTTGCTCTTATTTATCCATCCGTTGGTGAAAACTTTCTCACAGTCTTTCTGGACACCATATTTCAGCTGTGCTGCTATCTTCATAGCCAAATTTTCTGCAGTTCCTACTGTGATCCAAGGGGTATAGAGTCCTCTCTCGACCTAGACGACTCCAGTTTTAACAAGTCGGGGGTCTAGGTGGGGGAATCTGTTACTAAGAGCGTCTCTGATAACTCTGGGGATACTCAAAGAGTCATAGACTTCAGGTGGATAGTTGATGGGTTCATACATGCCTTGCTACACATATACCATACCTAACATCTAAGTCCAAGCTTTAGTCGGGGTAATGTCCTCCTCTTCGAGCTTAAACAGCCTGTCAAGTAGTCTCATGGTGGTCCTTTGATTCTGTCTTCTGATATAAGCCACGTCACTCTTTAACTTTGAAACGTGACGTGCTGCTCTCATCTTCAATTGATCGACTAACAGGGCTGCTTTCTCACTCCTATCTTTATCTTCTGCAAATTTCAGGGAATTGACATACTTTGTCTGAGCTTAAATCTTCTTAAACATCTTCGGGAAGGCTGACTTGTTCGCGTTATCAGCTCAGAACTGTCTGAGATATTCCTTAACTCTGGCAAATTCAAGTGGAGTGATTCTTCTAAGTTCTCCTTTGGAGTTGGTCTGGGGGATCTACAACAATGCGCAAATAGCACCATTCTTTGCCCAGAACTCTTTTAAGTTTCCAGTATTGGTAATGAATCTTTTTGAGAACTTAGCTCGAGACAGCCCACCTTTGGAAAGATCCACCTTCTCCTCTTCAACTTGTCTTACAAATTCCTTCTGGAGAGCTCTCTCTGGGTCTGTCTCTGAAGGGAAAGCTTGTGCAAAATGCTCCTCGGGTTCTTCATTCTCAATATCTGAATCCTCGAGCTCGACGATCTAAGTGTCTAGAGTGTCATGATGTTCGGGATAGCAAGTGTTGCACAACTTTCCACAAGGGATGAAATCATTAAGGGCATGCATTGCCTCTGGGTTGGAGATAACTTCTTCCATGTAGACATTATATGTCTACGGGGGTCTGTGACCGGTCTTGGGGACGAATAAAAAGGCATGTCTAAATGCGTCCTTTCCCACAAACTAGAAAAGTTTCTTTTCATATTCATCGTCTCCACATCATCCCGAGATCATAATAGGTCACAGAGGAGGGTACTTTCAGTCTGCACCCTGCTCTAGAACATAATCTAGTCACTCTTTAAATTCTTCCCATTAAATATAAGTGACTTGAAATCCTGTCTTGACAGTGTCGTATATGTTCAGAGCTTGAAAGAATGCGAAGTCTGCTCCAGTATTCTGAAGATGTTCTCGTATTCTTTGCTGTTGGATTGATAGAGTGATCAAGTCGTTCTTTATTTCCTCCAGTCACTCATGTTCTGCGAGTTCCGTCCTAGGCAGTCAAAATCGGTATGCCAGATAACCAGCATAACAGGAGCAGTTCTCACCGTCAGAGGGCATATTAAAAATATACCCTTTTCCAATATCTGCTCCTATAAGTCCTTTCAAGAAAGGCGAAGTAGCGGTGACGTAGGCAGTCTTATCGAATTTCTATCATCACCACTAGGGTTCCAATTTCTCAATATCGGCATCAGCGATAGGGACGAAGTCAATCTTTCATCAATCCTGCAAAGCGAGTGCGTACTTTGCCCAGACGTCCTTCGAAATGCACACCGTTGATGGGCATTCTAAATTCATCTTCTTCCAGGCAGAGGTATACACCAGAGGCTTGCGGGCTTCTGATTAGGTCTTTAGCTCTTCTAGCTTGTCGGAGACCTATTTGAGGGCGGCTTCATCTTCCTATCGCCATTGCGCAATAAGGCTTT